TTAACAATCAACAGGATGTAAATCCTTTGTTAAAAAGAAATAAAGAGTTATACAATCATGACAAAGGATGGGTTTCTTCTCAAAAAGAAATGAAACGAGTAGCTAGTGTACCACCATTAGTACTACAGATCTGGGCAAAAGAATATAATGGTAGCAATAATTGGTTTGGCTTACCAAAAGAAATACAAAGAAAAATAATGAGAACTAAACTTAATTCTAGTGAGTTTAGATATTTTAGAACAGCAGAAGGCAGTTTATAATGGCATTATCAACATATACAGAATTAAAAGCATCTATAGCAAACTTCTTAAATAGATCAGATCTTACAAATGAAATACAAGATGATTTTATTAAATTAACAGAAGCTGACTTTAATGCTAAGTTAAGAATTAGACAAATGGAACAGATTGATACTATTACAATAGATAGTGAAACAGAATCTGTACCTACAGGATTTATAGCTGTAAGATCATTTTATATCTTACTATCATCAATTAAGTATCCTTTAGAATATATCACACCACATAATTTATTTGAAATTAAAGGTGGTTCTCGTACTGGTAGACCTAGAGCATACACAATAGAGAGTGATAATGAAGCAGAAACTTTCAGATTTGGTCCTGCCCCTGATACTAGCTATACTGGTTACTTATCATACTATAAAAGTATATCAGCTCTTAGTGATACTAATACATCAAATTACATCTTAGCAAATCACCCTGCTATATATTTATATGGATCTTTATATCATGCAGCTAACTTTCTTGGTGGAATAGATCAAACACAACTATCACAATGGTTACAAATGTATTCTACTGCATTAGAAAGATGTGAGAATAACGACAGACAAGATTCATATGGAGGAGCACCTGTTCAACAAAGAACAGATGTACAAACAGATTTATCATTTTATAGGAACAGATAATGCAAGTACCTTTTGGAGAATGGCTACCTGATCAACCTGAACATTTAAAGCCAGGTGCTAATGTAGCTACAAACGTATATCATACATTAAATACATACAAAAGATTTCCATCTTTAGTAAATTATACATCAAATAATGTTGGTGCTAATGCTAAAGGTGCAGGTTCATTTAGAGATAACTCAAATAATATCTTTAACTTTGTAGCAACAAATACAAATTTATATCAGTTAGCTACAGGAACATTTACATCTAGAAAATCAGGATTGAATGGAACAAATACAGACTACGTTACATTTACACAATTTGGTAATTATGTAATTGCAAGTAATGGAGTAGACGCACCACAATATTATTTAATGGGCACATCTACAAACTTTGCTAATCTTAGTACAATAGTAACTGCAGGTTCTTTACCTACATTTAGAGTATCAGGAGTTATTCGAGATTTTTTTGTTACAGGTAATCAACCTACAAATACAAATAGAATACAATGGTCAGGTATCAATGATCTTGCAACATGGCAAGGTAAACAAGCTGATTTCCAAGACTTACCTGGATCAGGTGGTAGAATAGTACATATTACATCTGGTGAGATAGGATATGTATTTAGACAAAATCAAATTATACGTATGGACTTTGTTGGTGGATCTGTAGTATTTAGACTATCAGTTATATCTCCAAACAGAGGAGCTGTATATGGACAAACAGTATGTCAAGATAATAGGAATGTATTTTTTTATTCTGATGATGGATTTTATCAATTATCAGGAGATACTATAACACCTATTGGTGTAGAAAAAGTAAATAGATTTTTTGATCTTGATCTTAACAAAGCATATACAGATAGAATTAAAGCAGCTGTTGACCCATTTAATCAGTTAGCATTATGGGCATATCCAAGTATTAATACATCACCTAATCAAACAGGTTTATGTGATAGAATTATTATATACTAATTATGACAACTAAAAAATGGTCATTAGCAGAAGCTAATACAAGTGTAATATTCCCACAATTTGTTGGAGCTTTTACAGTAGAGCTTATGGATATTATATCTCAAAACTTAGAAAATATTAATGCAGCTCTTGATACAGACTTTTGGAATGGTGGTCAATTATTCTTAGGAGCTATAGATGAAAATTTTAAAGCAGCTATATTTTCTGGAAACTCTAATGAGTGTGAAGTAGAAACAGCAGAGTTAGAACCTTTTGCTGGACTAAGAGCTAATATAACAGGAGTAAGACCAATAGTAGATTCTATATCTACATTAACAGTTAAAACTAGAGAAAGAGTTGCTGATAATGAAACAGAATCTACATCAGTAACACAAAATAGTAGTGGTATGAATCCAGTAAGAAAGTCTGGTAGATACATTAGAGCTAATGTTAAGATACCATCAAAAACAACATTTACTCATGCACAAGGAGTAGATTTTGTATTAAGTAAGGCAGGAATAAGATGAGTGATAATAACGATATAGACAATGTAAGATATTCATTTGAATCACAAGAGTTCTTTCAAAGACAATTAGAACAAAGTGTGAACGAACTAATTAATAAAAATAATACAGAAAATGACAAAGCATTTGCTTGGTTTATGGCATAGGAGAATAAATGGCAGGAATAAAAGATTATAGTAGTACAGCAAGTAATAATACTTCAGTAGGAGGTGTTGATATTCAAGAAGGTATGTTACCTTCAAATATTAACAATGCCTTTAGAGCTATACCAGCTGATATAAGAGAATTTTATAATGACTCTCAATGGGTTATTTATGGTGATGGTGATGGATCACATACTTTTGCATATGTAAGTGGAACAGCATTTACAGTTGCTGGAGCTAACGTAACTGCATTTTACCATGCAGGTAGAAGGGTTAAAGCTGTTGGATCTTCAACAGGAACAATAGTTGGAACAATAGCTAGTTCATCATTTTCTTCAAATACAACAGTAAACGTAACTTGGGATTCAGGATCTTTACAAAATGAATCTTTAGTTATTTATGTTGGTATTTTATCTAAAACAAATAATTCAATACCTACTGGTATAATTTCAGGAGCAAACTTAGCTTCAGGATTATTAGTAGATGCTTCATCACACGCAGGTAGTACACCTGATGATGTTACTGTATTTACTACATCTGCTTCTGACTCTAGATATTTTAGACAAGACTCTACAGAAACAATAGCATCAGGAGATGCTTGGAGTAACTCAGATACTAAAGTAGCAACAACTGCTGCTGTATCAAACAGAATTATAGATCTTGTTGATGATGTAGGTGGATTTGTACCTATAGCAAACGAAACAAGCTTTCCAAACGCTAACCCAGATGTAAATAATGGAACAGGTACTATTGTTAGTATTACAGCATTATCCACTGGTATAACTTCTAACAGCTCTGGAGTAATTACTATAGCTAATGGAACAGTTGGAAACTCTACAGTTACTTTAAATGGTTGTGGAAATGCAGTTACATTTGCATCAGGATTTGGATTATTAGTTGAAACTACAACTACGTTAAACACTTACACATTTGTAAGATTAGTTCCTAAAGCATCTGAAGTATCGACTGTTGCTGCCAATGCAACTAACATATCTGCTGCTGGAGCAAATACTACAAATATTAACACAGTTGCTGGACAAATAACTCCAACAAACAATATTGCAACACTTGCAGGAATATCAGGATTATCAGCTTTAGCATCAGCTAATGCTGCAGTAACAAACGTATCAAATAATTTACAATCAGTACAAAACTTTGCTGATGTATATAGAGTTGCATCATCAGCACCTACGAGTTCGTTAAATGTTGGTGACCTATATTTCGACACTACTACTAACGAATTAAAAGTTTACAAAGCATCTGGTTGGGCAGCTGCAGGTTCATCTGTTAATGGAACATCAGCTAGATTTCAATATACAGCTACTGCTAATCAAACAACCTTTAGTGGAAATGACTCAGCAGGAAATAGCCTTAGCTATGATTCACCATTTATAGATTGTTATCTTAATGGTGTTAAACTTGTCAATGGTACTGATTGTACAGTAACATCAGGTAACTCTGTTGTACTAGCTTCTGGAGCAGCTTCTGGTGATATTTTAGACTTAGTAACTTTTGGAACATTTAATGTTGCAGCTATTAATGCAGCTAACATTACAGCTGGAACATTAGGAACAGCTCGTTTACCAACTATTCCAACTACAAAAGGTGGTAC